TTATTTTCAATTTGCTCAGTTGGAATTAATTTACATTGCAGATTTATTGTTCTCTCACCAGTTTCTTTATTCGTTACAACTTTAACATCACCATGACTTTTAACCGTACCTGTATTAACGTAATATACTGTATCACCTAAATTAGCTTTGATATTGTTGGCTATCAATAATTCCATATGAGCTTTTTTAGCTTTTAAATTACCAGCTATTGTAGTTGTTTTCATATCAGTCATATAAGAAGATATTGAATCTTTAACATTAGCTTTTGAAGCTATTTTAACTAATGGGATTCTAAAATTATAGATATCATCAACCGTTCTGTTGTATAAATCAATAAAACTTTCACCATCACCGTTTAAAAGATATTTAATCCCTTCATCTAGGAAATCTTCAATATAACCTGGCATCTTAGACGATTTAATAGTGTTACCAACCAACTTTGTTTTACCACCAATAAAGTTAGCATAATTTTTTCTAGAGAAATTAATTGTTGATGAACAAATATCATCAATATCTAATCCCATTCTACCAATCATAAATAATTCATTGAATTTGGCCACTACAGCGTCTAAACCTACAAGGATTTTACCTTTATCTTTTTCAGTAAATCTATGAGTACCTTTAGGTATGTAAGTATGTTTACTAACATCTTTTGGAATTGCGAAGTTGAATCCATCGGTATTCTTTAAATTAACACCTCCAATACCACCTATGAAAGTCCCATCCTCAGTTGATATATCATAAACGTAATTTTCTTTATCTCTATTTAAAATTTCTTCATTTTTCCAAACCTCATTCGCTTGCATTATCGTTTTATCGGTAAACTCAGAATTATTACGATTACTATTTCTTAATTTAAATGATATGAAATTCTCTTTATCTTTACGAAGTTTTAATTTGTATTGAACTCCTAAACAATTCAAAAGATACCCAATACCCGACATCGCAACTTGTGATTTCATACCAATATCAGAAACCGTTTCCATATCATTACCATACCCATCAGAAGCGCAAACACCATCCATGAAAGCTTTTTTATTTTCTAAAGTAGTATTTAAAACAAATGTTGGTACTTTCTTTTCTCTATAACTAGTATAAAAATCCTCACAGAACCTTTGACTAAAATCAGTTTTATACACCACAAGGTTATAAACACCACTACTTTTACGATGGTCTTTAATCCTTGGTTTAACATCCCAAAAAGCCCAATTTTCTTCAATAATGGATTTTAATTTCTCAAGGTTTTCCAAATTATTACTAGATATTTTCCACTCACCTCTCACTCCTTTATTTATATGAGTTTCACCAGTTTTACGAGATTTATAATATTGTTTCCTTGACCCATATATCGCAGAACCATCCCCTAAGAAATATCCTAGTAACCAATAAAAATCAGTTCTAGTCTCAGGGAAAGTATCTGTATTATGCTGTGGTAATTGGTGAACGTCTATTAAATCACCCCTTTTAAGTGAAGATGGTTTAACTTGAATTCCATTTTGGAATAAAGAGTGGTCTTCAGTAACGCAAACTAATCTATCTTTAGTGGAAACTCTATGAATTTGTTTTTGAGTTTCATGTTTATAAACATAATTAATTTCTTTCCAACCATTAACAGTTAAAACTTCATAAGGTTTAGTCTCATAATCTCTAATTTCTTCTTCATCAATAGAATTCGAATTAGGGTTATATAAATCACAAATAGGTAAAATATCAATTGCCCCATTATCTTTCCATTTTATATAAATTGGCGTGTTAAAAGTAACAGAATCACCAACCAGAGGTCTAAAATCATAATCCATAAAGAATTTAACCATCAATCTCAAATATTGTCTTCCTCTACATGTTGTTTCTTCAGCACAATTAATATCACCCCAGTTAAAGATATTTGGTGCCCCTAGTGAACCAAAGAATGAGTTACCAAGAATTTTAATTGGTAATTGTTTCTTATCGTACATACTAGCTAAACTACTTTCTTTTTCTATTTGAGATTCTAGTAATTCAAAATCTTCTTTAGGTAATTTATCACCATTAGCTTTCTTAAAGTCTTTTAATTTAGATAATTCACCTTTATGATGGTTCATTAGATTTTTAAATTTATCCCTTGTTGAAGCGATATAAATTAACATACCTTTCATTACTCCCGTAATATCAGTGTCAGGGAAAACATCATGCGTAATCTCAATATTAGGATATAGAGCAGCAAAATCCAGTTTTGCGACGTCTTCAGCATATCCAACCTCTAGTAATCTAGATAATCCACCAGTAAATGTTTTTCTAGGTTTTAAATCAGGGATAGCCAATCTATTTTCATAAGACCATGCTAACATAATCAATTTCCAAATACCAGCTGTTCCCATTGTTGTTGAACGCATATAAGATGTAGGAATAATTTTAGATAATAAGAATGAAGCTTGATTATAAACACCATCCACTTGTTCAGTTTCCCAAAGGTCATCAAGTAAGTATTGTCTAACTATATCAGAACCCTTAGCCTCCTTATAACCTTCTTTTAATGGGTTTTCTTCATTTATCTTATAATAAGTGCCATCAGTATTATTATAGGCGTATACGCTATCCTTATCGTTCCAAGTTTCATATATTTTATTACCTTCAACATAAACTCGATTCTCTTTATTTAAACCTGAAAATTTGGTAATATATTTTAACCCCGCTTTTTTAATATTCGAGTTGATTGCTTTTGCTCTACGAACTGCATGATAAACATCAACAATATTATAACCCCACATTGTGGTTTGTTTATAATATTCACGCTCACCACCTAATTTAAGTGATTTATCAACCCTTCTAATTTTACTATTACCATGTCTATCTAAAGTCTTAGCGATTAATTCAATATCTAACCCTAAAATATCACATCTAGTAAAAATAAAATGCCAGTCAAAGTTTTCTGAGTTATAACCAGCTATAACATCAGGTTTTAGTGTATTAATTACATCAAAAAATTTAAGAATTGAATAAGCTTCATAATCCCTTAATTCTTGTTTGGTACCTTCTTGTGGAACTTCTATAATTTCTTCGTAACCTCTATTATCTCTAATACCAACTTGAAATATTTTATCATCCTTATACCTAATAGGTTCATTGGTACTATCAAATTCATATAATTTGGTTAAATCTTCACCAGTACCCATCCTCTCTTTAATATCTTCAATATCTTCCTGAGATAATAATCGACCTTTTGGGTTTAATCCTGTTGTTTCTAAGTCAAATTGAAGTCTATGGACATCGTTATAATCACCCATCCCTTTAAACAATCGTCTACCAGTGGCAATTAAATATTGTTCAACTGGGTTTATTGTTATAAAATAACTTTTGTGTGAATCACCATAAACATCAATACCACCATCTTTAAAAAAATTTAATAATTTTGTATAAGGGCCTTTAACTTTGGCAATGTATTTAAAACCATTCTTCATTCGCCTAGCTTCTTCTTGGTCAGGCATGGAAGTTTTTAGTTTTTTAATAGAAACACCATATTTTTTTGCAGAGGCGGCAATTAAATTTCTTTTACCACCAAACATTATTTTAGTAACTTCCTCTTTAAACCATAAAAATGAAATTAATGAGTCTTTTGATATAAATTTACCTCTTTCAGGGTCATTAATTATTAATGAAACATCTGGGCTACCATATGGAATTTCTACACCTACAATATATTTCTTTTGGTTTCTACCCTCTAAGAACCTAGCAATAATTTCTTCATCAACCATTTTTGTCTATAACTTTGTGCAATAAAACACAATTTTTAGCCAAAAAACAAGTTTTTTTTAAAGATTTTTATCATAATTTGTTACTTACCAGGTTTTTACGATATTCATTTGTATGATAAAAGTTTTAAAATGTAATACAAAAATATTCACGAATTTATGGAGATTTAAGAAGTTTAATTCTCAAGGATGTGAATATATAATTTATCTCTAATTGGGACTATTAGAGTACCAGAGCCATCTCTAAATACTATTTTAAATTCGCCAATATAAGTACCAGCTTGTTTAGTTTCTTTTTCTGTAAAGTAGTATGCAAGGTAATATTCTTCACCTACACAGTCACTTGAGGATTCTTTTAGTAAGCATAAAGCGTCTTTACCACCAATTCTTTTAACCCCAGTATTTGTATCTGTCATACAAAATGTTATATCAGAATTTTGTATCATATCATGGAATCTACTATAATCGTTTCGTCCATCGTTAATTAATTCCAATTTTAAAATCGGTAATGTTGCTTTTTTATTTATGTAAAAATCCATTTGTTCTTTTATTATAAATATATTGTTATGTGTTTAAAGATTGAATTAATACAATTGCTTGGTCAATTGTTTGGAAACTCCTATTTGGAACCAATACATGTTTATCAAATATGATGATAGGGATTACAGGTTCACCAACGAAATCAAATAATTTAATGACATGTTCTCTATTGGAATCATCATCAATATTTATATTGGTGAACTCAAGGTTTAATTTGCTTAACTTTTCTTGTAAATCCTTACAATAAGGGCAATTATTACTTGTATATACTTTTATCATAACTCTAATCCGTTTTCTTCTAAATCATTTAATAATCTGGATAATCTATCACTAGTTTTATCACCTCTATTTAATATTTTATCAATATTTTTTTGTTTATTCATCACAGAATACCACATCACAAAAGATACTGTACCTCTAAATAATTGGTAATAAACTGAAACGTTATTTTTCTGCCCGATTCTGTAACAATTATGAACATTATAATTACCAACTACAAATGAGTGGTCATCTTCTACTGATAAATCATAAACCCTTTCCTCACCTCTTTTAGGTTTTGAAATTTTAATTGATTTAATCGGGTAAGTAATATAATCACCTACTTGATTAATTCTTTTATTTTCAACTCCATTTAATGAATACTCAATTGAGTAATTATTAACATTTTTATTAGATAAAGTAACACTCCTACCTAAATTAGCGTTATATCTAACCAATTGTGATATTAATTTTAAAGAAGCGGTAGTAGCTTGTTGAGTATTTTTACGTTGGTAACCATCACCATGATAATACCCATCTAATAAATGTTTTAATTGTTCATTATTTAAATAATCAACCCAATATGGTAATTGTTTAGAATATACATTTTCACCGAACCACATTTTAAATAAATTTGCCATTTCACTAGAATGTATGGTACAAGTTTTTGTATTATTTTTATCAACATAAGATGAATGTTTATCAATTTTAAAACCCCTTTTTATTATATCAATAATATATTCTGAAGCGTCATACATTTTAGGGTTAGTTATTTTTTGACATACATTAATTGTATCTGATTTATTATCAGAAATACTACACCAACCATCAGCAATGTAAAACCCAAAAGCGTATAATAATTCATTAGTTAATAAAACACTTTTAGGTAAAGTAACTAACCTACCATTGGTTTGTAAAAGATTGTGATTATTTTTAAAGTACTTACTTTTAAAACTTGGTATTTTTAATTCTTCTAATCTACTTATTGGTTGATGTTCACTTCTAATCGTTAAAAAATGATTCAAAATATTTAAATCTTTTGCTTCAATCCAAATAAAATCATCTAATATTTTATCATATACATATAATTTATGGTCATGTGTAACTGATAAACTGTTATTATATCCAAAAGCATTTATATCATATCTTAATTTTTTACGTTCTAATTTAGAAGTTTTATCAATTACATTTTTAAATTTACCTTTATGTGTATAAACTTTATCACCAATTTCAATTTCTTGAATCATTTTATAACCATCGTCAGTCATAACCCATTGGTCACCAAATATACATCTATCTTCACTTTGTTCATTATCCCCTGGCACCCAACTGAATGAGTTAAAGATAACCACAGTACCTTCAGTTAACGTAATACCAACACCCGCAGAAGCTATATTTCCAATAAATACCTTACATTTCTTATTGGTTTGGAATTTATCCACTGATTTTTGTTTTTCAGTTGAATTCATTCTACCATTATGTATAACGCATTGATTTCCGAAATGTTCAGCTAATTCTTCCAATTCATCAGTAAAAGTAGTAAAAATAACGATTTTTTGACCTTGTTCTATGGCATCTTCAGCTAATTCGATTGTTTTTGGTATCGCTTCCATAGCAATAAACTTTCTTAAAAGACCTAATTCAACCAAATCTTTATTTAAACTAACTCGCTTACCTTCAGCCGCCTTTTTCTCTAAATATTCTTCCCAAAGGTTTTCATATTCAGCCCAACCACGTTTTGACATATCATGATACATTGTGGTAATGGTTTTATCTGGCATATCCAAAACATCAGTTTTTAATCTTCTTAAAAGGTTGTTTTTAGTTCTAATTCCTAATTCATCTAAATTAGAAGCACCATCAGTTATCCAAATCTGTCTTTTAACTCCGTTTATTACTTTATAAAATCTTTTAGCATCACAATATCTTTGAGCAAAGAACTTCCAATTATCAGCCAATGGTGATTTAACCAATTTTAATAAATTGAAGAAATCCATAGGTCTATTAGCAATTGGCGTACCTGTTAATAACCACACTTTACCGATTTGACCTTTAGAAACAATATCATTGATTAATTTGGTTCTTTGAGCTTTCGGGTTTTTAACCTTATGCGCTTCATCTAAAATCATCAAATCATAATCTTCATCAATTATATTGGTGTAACAAGGGTCACCTTCTTTTTTAGGTTTACCTATACTGTGAAAGTTTTTAAGTATTTCATAATTTATAATGGTAAACCTACCAACGTGAGACCACTTACTACCATTAATAATCGTAGCTTTTTGTTTAAAACTTTCTATTTCTCGTTGCCAAGTAATTTTCATACTCACTGGACAAATTATTAAAACTTTTTTAATATCCATTTCTAATGCAGCGATAATTGATTGATAAGTTTTTCCTAGGCCCATCGAATCAGCTAAGATTGCACCATCTCTACACGCTAAGAACTCAATACCACTTTTTTGATGCTCATATGGGTGACGGCCATCAGTGTCTAATTCTTCATATTTACCCCAATCAATTTCAATTTCACATTCAGTAAAATATGGGTCATCCAAAACCATTGTTTTTGGTAACCAATACATTTTGGATTGTTTTTGTTTTTGTGTTAGCTTACCATAAACGTGATATGTCTTTTCTTGGTCAGCCAACATTGCTTGAATTAGCATACGCTCAGGTACAAAAGATAAACTGTATTTATCTTTTAATGATTCACCTAGAAATGGGTTAATCCTAATCACACGATTTAGGACTTGTGGTTCCACATCATGAAATTTATTTATATATTCAACTTGACCTTCAGTTAAAGTTATTTTATC